ATACGATGGCAATCAATGTTATTAAGCGTGATGGTCGCAAAGAACCATTAAACATAGAAAAACTTCATAAAGTAGTATTTTGGGCAACCGAAAATTTAAGTGGAGTAAGCGCAAGTGAATTAGAATTGCGAAGCCAAATTCAATTCTATAATAACATTAAAACCAGCGAACTCCAAGAAACGCTGATTAAGGCTGCTGCTGATCTTATCTCCGAAGAAGCACCCAATTATCAATTTGTCGCAGGTCGTCTTGTAAATTATCATTTGCGTAAAGAAGTATATGGTCAATATCACCCATTTCCACTAATTGATATTATTAAAAAAAATGTAGATAGTGGTTTTTATGATGAAAATCTACTTACAGATTATACAGAAGAAGAATGGAACCAAATTAATAAATTTGTAGATCATGATCGTGATTGCTCACTTTCTTATGTTGCTATGGAACAGCTTCGTGGAAAGTATTTGGTTCAAAATCGTGTCACTGGACAAATCATGGAAACACCACAGGTTGCTTATGCTCTTATTGCCGCAACCTTGTTTGCAAATTATCCACAAGAAACTCGCCTAAAGTATGTGCGTGATTATTATGATGCTATTTCAAAGCATGATATTTCGTTACCAACGCCAATCATGGCAGGTCTTCGCACTCCACAACGTCAGTTTTCATCATGTGTATTGATTGAAACTGGTGATAGTCTTGACAGCATTAATGCAACGAGCAGTGCTATTGTTAAGTATGTCTCACAAAAGGCTGGCATTGGTATTGGCGCTGGCTCTATTCGTGCTATTGGTTCGCCTATCCGCAAGGGTGATGCTTCTCACACAGGTTTAATTCCATTCTATAAGATGTTCCAAGCAGCAGTACGCAGTTGCTCACAAGGCGGCGTTCGTAACGGCGCTGCTACTCTTTATTATCCACTATGGCATTATGAAATTGAAGATTTGTTAGTTCTCAAAAATAATAAGGGAACCGAAGATAATCGTATTCGTCAAATGGATTATGGTGTGCAATTTAACAAACTTATGTATGAGCGTCTGCTAAGCGGTGGCGACATTACATGCTTCTCACCTAGCGATGTGCCAGGTCTATATGATGCTTTCTTTGCTGACCAAGATAAGTTCAAAGAATTGTACGAAAAAGCTGAAAAGAATACAAAGATTCGCAAAAAAACTTATAAAGCAATTGACCTATTCTCACAGTTTATGGAAGAACGCAAGAATACAGGTCGCATCTATCTTATGAATGTTGATCATGCCAATACACACGGCGCATTTATTGAAAGCAAAGCAGTAATTAAGCAAAGCAATTTGTGTGCCGAGATTGCGCTTCCTACAAAACCATTGAATCATATCTTTGATGAAGAAGGTGAAATTTCACTTTGCACATTGAGTGCAATCAATTGGGGCAATGTGAAAGAACCAAAAGATTTTGAAAAGATGTGCGACCTTGCTGTTCGTGGGCTTGATGCGCTGCTTGACTATCAAAACTATCCTGTCATTGCAGCACAGCTAAGCACAATGAATCGTCGTCCATTGGGCGTTGGTATCATTAACTTTGCTTACTTCCTTGCCAAGAATGATATGAGTTATAGTGACCCACGTGCGCTTGCATTGGTTGATGAATATGCAGAAGCATGGTCTTACTATCTTATTAAGGCAAGCAATCAACTTGCGATTGAACGTGGTGCTGCACCAAAGAGTAACGAAACCAAGTATGGTTATGGTGTTCTGCCTATTGATACCTATAAACGTGAAGTTGATGAACTTGTTCTACACACCGAGCGTATGGATTGGGTATCACTTCGTGAGAGTCTCAAGGAACATGGTATCCGTAATTCTACTCTTATGGCACTTATGCCAGCAGAAACATCTGCACAGGTTGCTAATGCTACAAATGGCATTGAACCACCACGTAGCCTTATTAGCGTTAAACAAAGTAAGCATGGCGTGTTAAAGCAAGTTGTGCCAGAGTTCCGCAAGTTAAAGAACAAGTATGAACTTCTATGGGATCAAAAATCACCAGAAGGTTATTTGAAATTAGTTGCGGTTCTACAAAAGTATATTGACCAAAGTATTTCAACTAACACAAGTTATAATCCAACATTTTATGAAGATGAAAAGATTCCAATGAGTGTTATGATTGGTCACTTGCTATTGTGCTATAAGCTGGGAATTAAAACTTTGTATTATTTCAATACCTATGATGGTCAAGGCGAAGTTGATATTTCTAAATTGGCACAAGAACAGCCACTGTCCGTTACATTTGCTACCCTTGATGACCAAGAGAACTGTGAAAGTTGCACAATTTAATTTGTGTAACTGACATAATTTTGTTATAATTCATAAAGAGGTAAAAAATGAGTACAGTATTTGACGCAAACGATAAGAGTGATCACACTAAGTCACTAGCATTTCTTGATCCCAATGGTGGTGTAAGTATCCAACGCTACGATACATTAAAGTATAAGCAGTTTGATAAACTTACCGATAAGCAATTGGGATTTTTTTGGAGACCAGAAGAAGTTGATATTCTTCGTGATGCCAAAGATTTTAAAGACTTAACGCCCAATGAACAACACATCTTTACAAGCAATCTAAAGCGTCAAATTCTACTTGATAGTGTTCAAGGTCGTGCGCCAGCAGTGGCGTTTGGTCCCATCTGTTCTCTACCAGAATTAGAAACTTGGATTACTACTTGGACATTTAGTGAAACTATTCATAGCCGCAGTTATACACACATCATTCGTAATGTGTATGCTAATCCATCAAAAGTATTTGATGAGATGATGGACATCCAAGAAATTGTTGATTGCGCTGGCGATATTACTGCACTCTATGACAAACTTATTACTATGAATAATTTTTTTGCAGATAAAGAGCATCCCGAATATGCTCTTTATGAACATAAGAAGGCACTCTGGCTTGCCCTTATGAGTGTCAACATTCTCGAAGGTGTTCGCTTTTATGTGTCTTTTGCATGTAGCTGGGCATTTGCTGAATTGAAAAAGATGGAAGGCAATGCCAAGATTATTAAGTTGATTGCTCGTGATGAAAATCTGCATCTTGCTGGTACACAAACGCTATTAAAACTCTTGCCAAAAGACGATCCAGCATATGCCAAGATTGAAGCTGAATGTCGTGAAGATGCTATTAAGTTATTTGATGATGCTGTCAATCAGGAAAAGAAGTGGGCAGAATACTTGTTCAAAGATGGTTCTATGATTGGTTTGAACTATCAGTTGCTTGCTGAATATGTTGAGTTTATTGCTAACAAGCGTATGCAAGCAGTTGGTCTTGGTCAGCCATATCCGACAAAGAATAATCCACTGCCTTGGACACAGAAATGGATTGCTGGTGCAGAAGTTCAAGTGGCTCCACAAGAAGTCGAAGTGAGTTCGTATGTTATTGGTGGCACCAAACAAGATGTTGATAGCAATTCATTCAATGGATTTAGTCTGTGAAAAAGTGCAAGACCTGCAATTCTGAAAAAAAATACAACGAAAAACACGATGCTTATTATTGTGAGTCTTGCGACGAATGGTTAGAAAAAAATTGTGGCGATCCTGAATGTGATTATTGCAGCGACCGACCAGAAAAACCAAGTATGTTAAAGGAAGAAAAATGATTACATTATATACAAAAGATAACTGCCCATATTGCGATGGAGCAAAGCACCTACTTAAAAGTTGGGGCGAAGAATATAGTGAAATAGATATTAATGAAGAAGGTGTTCGTGATTGGTTGGTAAGTGAAGGTCACAAGACTGTTCCACAAATTTACTATAATAGCAAACTTTTAGTAGAGGGTGGTTATAGCGGACTAAGTAAATTGTCACTCAACGAATTACAGGAAAGAAAACATGCTAATCTCTAAAACGGATAAAAATACTGTCTATACATTTAAGACTGTTACTGGCGAAGAAATCATTAGCCGTGTAAGTGAAGAAAATGCAACCACCTACACACTTTTGAAGCCATTGGTTATGATCGCGACACCCAACGGTGGTTTTGGATTAGCGCCTGCAATCTTTAGCGTTGCGCCCACCGATCCTGTAGTGTTAAATAAGAGAGCAGTTGCACTTTCTGGCAAAACAGAAAGTGACATCGCCACTCAGTATCTGCAGAAAACAACAGGACTGACGTTGGCGACCTCTGTATAAAGGAGAGTCAATGCCAATTCCAACAAAAATCGGAAGTCTTAATACTGCTGGTGGCGTAGCTATGATGGGCGATTATAGTGTGCTTATTAATGGCAGACCCGCTAGTAGAATCGGCGATTTTGTTACAGGTCATCCTGGTTTTGATCCACGTCATCCCCACCCACCTAATCCTATTATACAAGGCGCTCGCAGCGTAATTGTTGGTGGCAGACCGTTAGGGTATCTTAGTGTGTTTGATTCTTGTAAGCACAATATGATACCACACGAATCAGATGTATTGATAGGTCCGCTGTAATGGCACTAGGCAGTTATACTAATGGAACTGGAACAATAAGTGTTTATACTGCCAATGGCAATGTTTATGGAAGTGGCACAACTTTTCTTACTCAATTAAAACCTGGCGCAGTTATTGGAAATTCAAACAGCAATTTTGCTGGTTACATATCTACAGTAGTCAGCGATACTTTTGCAACTTTTAATACAAATAGTGTAATTAATATATCTAATGCTGCATTTAAATATCGTCCTATAACTTCAAATTCTTTTTCTTATACCTATTATACCAGTGGAAATATTACAGCTAATACAAGTAGTAAAATAATGAGTGGCAATAGCACCCATTTTATTACCGAATTAAACTATGGCGATAGTATTTGGATTGCTAATAGCGTTGCGGGACCAAATACTTTTGTAGGCGTGGTTGATTTAATTATTAGCAATACACAAGCTTATTTTACTGCAAACGGTTTAGCAAATATCTCTAATCTACAATTTTATAATACACCGCTAACATATTCTACTACTACTTTTGGTAGCGGACAAGCATTTAGCGAACCTAATCTATTCCAAGGTTTGACTACCATTAATACACAAATGTTTAATTGGGTACGCACTGGCTTGATACCTAATGTATCCGTAGTTAATAACTATCATCCACCAATTCGTGATAGTGTAACAGGCGTTTTAGTTAATTTGCCAGCCAGCATTTATACTAAAATAGGCAATAGTGCAAGCAATAATTACACGTTAGGCAGCACACTGACTGCAAGTGGTTTAGGATATAAAGTATCAGATTTTGATGTTAATCAAAATGTATTTGGTACCGATGCTTCATATGTACTTGACGTTTTACATAATAGCAGCGAGTTAAAAAATGCTGCGCTTAATAGTACAGCAGATGTTAATAATCTTGTTCCACTCACTGCTGCTGATCAAGCTGCAAGCAGATTAGGAGCCACAGTACATAGAGTTACAGATAACCCAACGCTAGCTAAACAATATTTTAGCAAAGATACTCCGCTAACGCAGCTACAACAAACTAGCGAAATCAATCTAAGTAGCAATCAAGATAAGAATTTACGCAAAGAACCAACAGGTTTGCGCAAATTAGTAACTACAGGTGCGCCTATTGCAATACCAGGTTTATTAAATGCAGTCGCAGATACATATATACCTGGCAATATTGCTTGGACACCACCGACATATAGCAGAACAAATGTGAGTTAAAATGGCAACACTTAAAGACCCTACACTTACCGCTAGTTTTATTGCCTCACACGAAGGTTTTCGTTCAACTCCATATTATGATGTTAATGGATACGCAATAGGATATGGCAATCACTACAATTTAGATGGCAGTCCTGTTACGCCAGGACAAACAATAAGTCAAAGCGATGCACAAGCATTAATGCAGAATCAAATTCAAAGCACATATGCGCCTGCTATTGCTAACCGTATTGGTCCTGCTTGGGATAATATGACACCTGAACAACAAGCAGCATATGTTGATGCTGCTTATAACTATGGACCCAACAGTCCTTGTTTAAGTGATGCAGTTGCTGCTGCTCAAACAGGTGATGGCAATCAAATGGCAGGTCAACTTGGTGCATTAAGTAGCAATCCAGGTCGTCGTGCAGATGAAGCTGCTCTTATTGATGGAACATATAATGGACAAGTAAGCAAGGGTGGTGCTGCTGCTAATTTGCCAGCTAATGCTAAGGGTGCAGCGCCTGGTACTGGTGCAGGATGCGCTGGCGGTGGTCTAGGTATCTTAGGTGCAATTGCTGGTGCTGGATTATTTGGTGGTTTAGGTTTAGGATTAAACGGTATTCTCGGTGGATTAACGAGTGCATTGGGAGCAACTGGAATTACAGGTGCATTAAGTGGAGCACTGGGATCAGTTTCTAATGTTTTAGGTGGTGGTTTGGCTGGTGCATTGGGACAAATTGCAGGTCCGCTTAATCAACTTACTGGCGGCGCTATGCAAGCACTTAGTAGCATTGGCAGTAATATTTTACCAAGTTTAACTGGTGTTTTGCCTAGCAGTCTTACTAATATTGTTGGCGGTTCAGTTAATGGTGCCATCGGCGGTTTAATGGGATCACTTAGTGGTGTATTAGGCAACAGCGGTGTCTCAGGAATTTTACCTAATGCAATACAGCAATTTGCTGGTGGTGGCGGTTTAAATGGCGTCATTAATCAAGTTGCAAACAATATGATCGGTGGTGCTGCATTTGGCGGCGCAAGTGCATTTATGCAAAATATTGGTATTAGCAGTGCGTATGGTGGTATCAGCAACAGTATGATTGGTGCAGTATCAGAAGCTGCTGGTTTGCGTTTTGGTGCCAATGGACCTGGCGCACTTGGTGCTAATTTTGCAAATAATAACGGATTAGTTAGTTTTGGTATGAGTGCGCTAAGCAGCAACATCCCAGCAGCCGCTGCAAATATGAGTAATCTTGGAACTTTTAGCACAGCAAATCCACTGCGACTTCAACAACCTGCAAGCGTAGCAAATCAAATTATTAACGCAGGTTTAGGCAAAGTTACAGGTTTAACTAATAGTATAGTTAATGCAGGATTGCCAGTTGCGGGCATTGATAATCCTGCACATGATACTGCTGTACAAAATATATTGAATAAAGTTACCGATCAAGAAGCTATTGGTGCAGTAAGCGCACAATTTAATATAGGTGTGCCATTAGACAATCTAGGGCAACTAACAGATATAAATCATATGTGTCCTGATCTCGCTGCAACTGGACCAAGCAAAAACTTTACAGACTTAGGTCAGCATATGCTTAGTTTGGGCATAACTCGTTCTAAAACATTCCAAGATGTTGGAACTGCGCTATCAAAAACCGATGCTGCAATTGATTTAAATCATTTGAGTCAAATGAGCACACCAATGTATGGCGGCGCAACAGATAAACTATATCAAACCTATGGATATGGTGGCGGCAGTATTGGCGAACTAACCATGGCTGATTTTATTGGAACGCCTGCGGGTTATGTTCATAATGATACTTTGCCATATATTATTGATGCAAATAACAAAATTATGGCAACTACCGATGGTCAAACATTAAATGCATTAATTGTTCAATTACAAACTCTATTAAGTGGCGGTTATCATGTGCCAGGCAGTGGTGCAAGTGGTGATCAACCTGCATCTGCTGATAGTATTAATATAAATGGTACTGTTTATACAAGTCTTGATGCTGCAGTTTATGCTATGATTGCTGCAATTGAATCACAACTTACTGTAATCAAAAACAGCACTGATCCTACGATACAAGCAGCATTGCAAGCAAGTGAAGCTGGTCATGCAGCAAGTTGTTCGCAAATACTTAAAGAAAATCATCATATTAGCAATTGGGGCATTGATCTTTTTGCCCCTGTAAGTAATAGTCCTGTAAATGCTTATGTGTTTGCTGATAGTTTGCCATATCATGGTTTGCAAACAGGTTATGGTCAAATTGGTGATTACCTAGAACGAGTGGCAAGTGATAATATATATGGCGATGCTATCAAGGGAGCCATGCGCATGGGACGCAATGCTGCCGCCCTCGAACCACTTGGCGTTAATGTAGAGAGATTTAGATTGCCACATAGTCAATACTATCGTGATCCTGCTGCATTTTATTTGGATGCATACACTGGAAATGTACCTTATGTTCCACAAAATTTAACAGATCAGATTATTCCACAAACACCTGGCGATACATATGTTGAATTGCGCAATCAAATGCTTATAAACAATGGATATAACCCTGCAGAAATGTTGCCAGCGCAGGCAGATGAAACGTATTATGATTTGCAATGGGCTAACACTTCGCCAGAAGTTCGTGAAAATATTGGATTGAATATATTGCAACAAGCAATTAATAGAAATACAATAGTAGTAGGTGATAAAGCTTATATTATAGGTCTTAATGGTGTGCAGAATCAATTTGCAACCATAGATCAACGTGGTTTATCACTGACAAATAATGATATGTTTGTTGCTACTCTCTTTTCAATTATAAACAAAATGTTATATGGCAACATAGGTACAACAAAATACAATACGCCATTCTTTACTGATCAAATGGTATATGGTGCGCTTGAGATGTTAGCACAGATTACGCCAAGTAATATAGATGGTCTTGCCTCAACCTTGTTAGGTAGTGCAGTATTGCCACAATTCATGGATAAGTTACGAACAGCATTCAATTCAATCCTCAATATTACTAATACAGGACTGGATCGTAATATTAATAATTCATGGGGTGCCGCTGGTCCTGACGGTCAGAAATAAAAACTCTTGACATAACCCTTTCCCTATGCTATAAATAATATACTATCGTTGATAGCAATTAATAGGCGGGCAAGACGAGGCTTCGACTGCCTCCTGGTCCACCACAGATACATTGGTTTCCATAGTCGGAACAAATATGGTGTAATAGGTTTTTCCGAACACCCAATGTATCTTTGATGGGCCAGCAAGGGATCGATTGACGTTGAAAGGGTTGAAGTAGATAGTAGGTTGGTTGCTTTATAGACCAAAAAAGTAAATGCAGCGAATGATAACGCTTCATTTGAAATGCGCCTAGCGGCGTAATTCATTGGGTGGGCAACCAGCCTAGAAACAGAAATGGTTGCACTTTTTTATTGAGGGCGATGAAAAAATTTATAATCTCTTTGGCGCTGCTCTTAACAGTGAGTTGTCCTGTTACAGCCAAAGACCCTAAACCCCAAAAATCTATTGTTGTGGAAAATCCCAGTGAGTGCGTTGCGCAAGCCGTTTATAATGAGGCTCGTGGCGAAGACTATGAGGGACAAATTGCTATTGCTTGGGTAGTTCGTAATAGACTGCAAAGTGGTAAGTTTCCTAATTCACCATGTAAAATTGTTTATGAAAAGCATGGACTTGATTGCCAATTTACTTTTATTTGTTTTCCTTTTAAACCAATAGATTCTGTCAGTGACCGTAATGATTTTTATAGCATTGCGATGATGGTGCTGTATTCAACTTACATGATTGATCCAACCGATGGTGCGCTATACTTTAATAATAAACCTTTTAAGAATAAACACTTTAAGTTTATTAAAAAGATAGGACACCACTGGTTTTACACAGATAAAGATTAGTTTATACTTTGTCCTGTATCACGAATATTGGTTAGTTTTTCAATATAGTGATCCATTCCGTGATCATAAATGCCATCAAACAATTGACCTTTTTTCCAACAACGCCAATGCGCTCTCATGCTATCCTTAAAACGTTGATAACGACTTAACGGACGTATATTACCATAAAAGTTAATATAGCATAGTGTGCCATGATGCTTGAATAGCAACACTGGTGGTGGAACATGTGTCACCATATCATTACAATTTACAAAACGATAATGTTCGGTTTTAATATCAGCAACATAATCTGCATTACCAAGACGAGGTTGCCCAAAAGTCATAAGTTTTACTGGCGAATAACCAGCAAATTCTAGTTCTTGGGTGATATAAAGTGCCATTGCAGCACCAAGACTGTGACCAGTAACATATATATCTTTGCCCTTATTCTTCTTTGCCCAATCTAAAACTGCATCAAGAATCTTACGTGCTTCGCGGCGGAAACCTTCATGGACCCATCCTTTGCCGTGACGCTTTGGAATAGTATCAAGGTCAGCAAGCAAATCATTTGGTTGTGTAGGCTGTGTTCCACGACAAGCAACAATAACTTCGGTATCACTTGCTGCTACGTGTCCTTGTGCGCCTTCATTATCTAGAAACTTATACTTCTTAAATCCAAGATCACTATAAATTTGCTTATTATCATCTTGGTATGCAGCACTAGCAAGTTGTGCCATAGTTACTGCTAATTCGGGTAGGCTTTGGTCTTTTAACATGGTTGAATCTCCCTTATAATAATATTTATTGGAATATTTTGTCATAAAAGTCAGCCTAAATATCATTACATTCAACGACACATAGTTTTTCAACGATTCAATTATATTCAGCAATCTCAACGAATATCAATCAAATCAAGGGAAAATTATGTTTAAGAAACTTATTATAGCCATCGCAGCGATGGCAGGTCTTGTTGCGGCTTCAAATGCAAACGCACAAGCAGTTTATAATAGCATAGCAACAGCCTATGTAACTACAACAATCAGTCAAAGTGTTGTATTTGATAGCACTATGCAACAAGGCGGAACATTTACTTTTAGTGTCTTAGCCCATAATGGCGGCGGTCGTGCAGGTCAAAGCGATACCGCAAACGTAAAAATAGAATTTTATAATGGTAATAACCAACTGGTATCTACTGTTAATACTAGTTACAGTGGCAATTTGCCTAATCCTACCGCACTCGGCGGTAATCCACAAATCGATCCTGCTGTTCCTTGGACAACACTAAGTGTCAGCAGCACTAATTGCGGTGGCAGTTGTGCTACTGTAGCATATGCCAAAGTATCTATGTATGGTATTGACGGTAGTTATTGGGCAGGCGATTATGGTCCATGGTATCGTGCGCCAACTCTAACACTAAACGGTGGAAATAACTTAGTTTATAACCCAGAGTTTGGTCCATACAATAATATTACAGCACAAGGTTGGACAGCAAGTCCTGGCTTTGGTGCCTGTCAAGGTGCATGGGGTGGTTCAAATGCTTGTATCGTTAATAGCAGTGGAACACCAGGTCAAAGCACTGTAGGTCTTGTTGCTAACCAAAACGGTGGTGGTCCAAGCGCAACTGGTGGAACTACAAGTGGTCAAGCAGGTGGTTATAATAGCACTATGAACGTCAGTAATCCATCTGGTGCACCAGCAGCAACTAGCAGCACTAATCCCACGGGAACCACAACCACTTACACTCTTGGACAACCAACAGATACTACCATTACAAATAATGGAACTATCAACATAACAGGTGCTAACAACAACGGTATCAACACTACTAATTCTGCTTCAACTACAATCACAAATGCTGGCACTATCACTACTGATAATGGCACTGGCATTAATGCTCAACAAGGCACTGGCACTTCTAGCAACATAACCGTTACTAATAGTGGAACTATCACTGCTAATACAAGTGGCTCAACTAATGGCAATAACACTTATTCAGCACATGGTATTGTTACTAGTTTTAACGGAACTGGCAGCACAGGCACAGCAACAGTCAATAACACTTCAACAGGCACTATAAGTGTTACTAATGGTGATGGCGTGATTATGATGGGTTATGGCACTAGTATCCTAAACAACGATGGCAGCATCACTTCAACACCTACTGGCACAAACAGTATGCCTGCTGTGTTAATAGGTAAAAGTGGCACAATTAACAATAATGGCTCAATTACTGGCGATGTTGGTATAGATTTTGTTGGCACAACAAACAGCACTATTAATAATAATGCAAGTGGTACAATTACTGGCAATAGCACATTAGCAATTATCAATTTAGGCACAAATACTGGAACTACTATTAATAATGCTGGCACAATTACTGGTGATGTTCAACTATCAACTAATAGTGTTCTTAATCAACTAGGAAGTGGCAGTGTTGCTGGTGCAGTTCGCACAACTGATAGCACAGCAGTAGTAAATATTGGAACCAATGCAACCACAGCAACCACTACACTTGCTAATAATTTAGGCGATACTGCTAGTACATCAGCACCTATTGGCACATATGGCAACTTCCCACACGCATTTACATTCCAACCTTTGGCAGCAGTTAATATAAACAGCGGCAGCACTCTTACTGATAACACTGGTTATACTATCAGTGCAAATACTGTAACAAACAATGGCACATTTACAAGTGGTGCGGGAACAACTACAATCAACGGTGCATTTGTTAATAATGGTGTGTTCAGCACATCATACAATGGTCCATCATATAGTCAAGTTGCTGTTAATGGTGGCTTAACTCTTGGTAGTGGTGCAACTTATGTTCCTGTTATTGTAGGTGGTCAAACCACTAATGTTACACTAAACTCACCATACACAAGTATCATCAGCGCAAGCGGCGGTATTAGCGGCGCATTTGTGGCAACTAGTGGCACCATTGGCAATATCAATTGGGCAATTACACAAAATGGCAATCAAATTGATATGCTATGGACTCCAAGCGTGACCGTAGTAGGAACTGCGCCAGGCAATCCTATTGTTGTGAATACTGTTACTAATGGTTCAACTACAACAACCACTAGTGTTGCTAATGGAACTCCAACACAAACTGCAACTATTGTAGCTGGTACTCCAACTACTACTGTTGGTGTTGGTTTTAATAGTGCAAATAGTGGAAATACTGTAAGCGTAGCAAGAACTGTTACAACAACTGTATCAACTCCATATACAACTACTGTTACAACTGATGTTCCTGTAACAACTACAACTACAAATACTACTCCTGTCACAACGGTGACAGATACTACTCCAACAACTGTTACATCTTATAGCGATGGTTCAACAACCACTGCTAACGGTGCAACAGTAACTACAAGTAATACAGTTAACCAGGTTGTTTCAACCGATGTGGTTACTCATCAAGTATCAAGTTCTTCTACAAATGGCACACAAGTTGTAGCAACTCCTGTTACTACTACAAAGACTGCTAATATTGCTGGTGCACAAGATAGTATCAATTACCAGAATCAAAATCTATTCTTGATTGATCCATTTACAACACCAGATGGCAGTTGGGTAACACCAAGTTACAACTATGGTTCAGTAAGTGGTGGTAATATTGGTGGCACTGGCATTGCTTTTGGTTATCAAAAGAGTGTTGGCGACTATACTGCTGGCGTTGCTGGTTCTTATGGCAGCACGCAAAGTGCAAACTATAATAACAGCAGCAGCACTGCTACAAGCGGTAGTGGAACTGCTTATGTATTGACCAAGCAACCATGGGGTGCCTTAATGGTAGCTGGCGGTGTTGCTTATACTGACCATAGCAATAGCGTTAGCATTCCAGAGTTTGGTTTGATAAACAATCAAAAAGCTAAACAAACAAATGTGTATGGCGATGTTGCTTACTATTCACCTATCTTGTTTAACGGATGGCAACCATTTGCTGGCGTTACGGTTAATAACAGCAGCGTAAGTGATGGTGGTAGCAGTGGCAGTGCGGTTCTTGCTCAAACAATAAGCACTGGCAGTAAGACAACTGCTAT